AACAGAGTTGAGAGGCGGAACGGCTTACTTTTGGGAGACAATTGTAACCGATTGTGTTAATTTTAAAAGAGAAGTGAGGCATACTTTACCAGAAAAGCCGAGGCCGCTTTATAATAAGCTAACAAAGTATAATAAGGAAGGATATATTTCTATTATACACAAAGGCGTTAGCAATAAGAACCGTACAAAGGTGAATCCCGAAATAGAACAATTTTTAAACGATATGTTTGCCGAACAGGCAGATAAACCAACAGCTACTGAAATAGCCAGACAATATGAAGGTTTTTTAAACGGGTATGTTACAGTAGTAAATAGCGACACCGGAGAGCTTTACGATCCTAAAGGTTTTCCAAAACTTGGAAAATCTACTGTAAAAAATTATTTAAACGAATGGAGAAATAAAATAGCTACTCACACTAAGCGCTCAGGGAACCGACAAATTTTAATGAGTAAATTCAAACCTTATCATACACTCATTCAGCCTGAATTTGCCAATAGCATAATATCTGTAGATGACCGTCAACCACCTTTTGAATATGCAAACAGTAAAAGAGCATGGTTTTACAATGCTATTGATCTTGGCAGTGAAGCTTTTACAACATGGGTATATGGAAAATCGAAAGAGGGAATTATTATAGATTTTTATAGGCAAATGATTCGTAATTATACCGAATGGGGCTTGAATTTACCTGCGGAGATAGAATGCGAAATGTCATTAAACAGCTCTTTTAAAGATACTTTTTTAAAAGAAGGTGCCATGTTTCAGTTTGTGCGAATTGAACCAAATAACGCACGAGGTAAACGAATTGAGGGATATTACCGGCCACTAAGATATCAGCTTGAAAAGAAACGCGAAGGATGGCTGGCGCGTCCGTTTGCATTGGCCGAAAGTAACCAGGCTGGCAGTAATAAAGTGCCACAATTGGGATATGATGAAATTATACAAGGTTCTTTAAAGGATATTGAAACTTGGAATAATATGCCGCATTCCAAAATTAAAAATATGAGCCGTTGGGAGGTGTTTCTTGCAACTCAACACCCGAGCGTACAACCAACCAACTGGCGTGCTTTTTTGCCGCACTTAGGTTACAAAACAGAAACAAGCTGCCGTGCAGGAATTATTAAGCTTCAAAATTCCGAATTTTTGTTGGGAGAGAACAGCCTGATAAGTTATTCTGACGAATTAATAAAATTAATGGATATAGTTGAAGGGAAACCGCTTGATGTTTATTGGATAGATGGTAATGACGGCAAAGTGCTCAAAGCATTGGTTTATTTGCGTGGCACATCGAAGTATATATGCGAAGCGGTTGCTAAACCTGGTTATAAAAAGGCACGAATTGAGCAAAAACCGATTGACCTGGCAAACCGTGAGGCAATGGTGAAATATGTAAGTACGGTTGAAGGTTACCAACGCCGAAGGGCTCGAAGTATTAATAAGATAACTGTTATTGATGAACGTCCGGTAACGCTGAACAATAAGTTTACCATCCCTGAACTGCATAAAAATAAAACATTAAATACCGAACCGGAAGCATTACCAGATGCTGAAGAGTTCGAATTAAACACCGTTGAAACACCATTTAATAAAAGTTTAGGCGATAGATTTTAATATTAATTAAACCTTAATTATTATGTTACAAATTAGTTCTGAATTTAAACAAAAAGTTGCTACTGCTCTTTTAAATGACCGTAATAATTACGGCGGTAGCGATGCTTCATTTGCTAAAAAATGGAGCATTAACAAGGCTATATTTAGCCGGATAAAAAAAGGTGAAATACAGGGCATATTAAGCGATGCTGCCTGGTTAAACATTGGTTCAAAGCTGGATGTTACCATGAACAACAAAAAATGGAAAACCGCCCGGACTGATGTATTTAACATTGTGGAGGAAGAAGTAACTTTCTGCAAAGAGTATAGCAAAAGCTTAATTATTGCCGATGAATGCGGTATTGGTAAAAGCCACACAGCAAAATACCTGAGCCGCACCCTTCCAAATTGCTTTTATATCGATTGTAAGCAGGCAAAATCAACACAATTATTTGTTAGAACATTGGCCAGAACGATAGGTGTTGATAGCCAGGGACGTTTTGCCGAGGTAAAGCAAAATTTGAAATATTACTTATCGATACTTGAAAAGCCAGTAATTATTGCCGATGATGCCGGATATTTACGTTACCAGGCATATATGGAATTATTAGAACTTATTGACGCCACTGAAAATGTTTGCGGTTGGTACCAAATAGGTGATGATAGTTTACGCGAGAAGATAGAGCGAGGAATTAATTCAAAAAAAGTTGGTTACCGTGCTATGTTTAGTCGTAATGGTAATCGATATACATCAGTTATTCCGACAAATAACAATGAAAAGCTGGCATTTTATAAAAAAATGTTGCGCGATGTTTTGGCGGTTAATGCAAAAGAAGGAACTAATGTAGATGAATTAGTAATGAAATGTATTCGCTCTGATAACAATCAACTAATAGGTGATTTACGCAGAGCTGAAAGTGTTTTAAGATTATCGCAATGAAAAAACGAAGCTTAACAACAAAAAATCTGTTCGACAAAAAACCTGGTAAACTTGTAAAGTTTGCTTCCGATGCTTTTAAAGAATTAATTGGAACAGAAGCAGAACTAAAAGGTTGCTGGCTGATTTACGGGCCTGAAAAAAACGGAAAAACGTGGTTATCATTGCGGCTTGCCAAAGATTTGGCGGTAAATCATAAGATAACTTATATAAGTGCCGAAGAGGGAATGGACGTATCATTTAAGTTAGCTTGTAAAAGAGCAGGGATAACACGAGGTGATAAAATTTTGTTTGACGAATATATTCCTGTTCCTGAGCTTATAGATAAATTCCAAAAGCAAAAATCATCGGAGGTAATTATCATTGATAATTTGCTCATTTATAAAGATGATTTTCGCTATTTACGAATTATTGACTTTTTGGCACAATTAAGTAATAAGCTGGTGATTTTTATCGGCCACGAAGAGCGCAAAGAACCTTATCCTTCTGTTGCGCGCGAAGCAAAAAAAGTATGTAAAGCATACATCCACGTTTTAGGACTTCGTGCATTTATAGTAAGCCGGTATAGTAAAGGCGGGTATGTTGATATTGATATGGAGAAAGCAGAACTGTACTGGGGCAGTGAACTTGAAGAAACTAAAAAAGAATAAGCCATGTTGATAGCAGAAAAAAGAGTACTTGTGCATAAGCTGCTTTGGAAATTAGGAGCTTTGGAAAATAAAGCTGATTTTCTTAAGGAGTATGGAGCAGCAAGTACTACTGAATTATCTGATGATGAGATAGACCATCTTATTATGCGGCTCCAAAAAAGCGTTGAATGTAAATTCAATAATGATAATGAAATTCGCATTTGGCGTTCTAACGCACTAACTCTTATTAATAAGCTTGGTATATATGTTACCAATAACGATTGGAGTAATGTAAACAAGTTTATGCTTGATAAGCGAATTTGCGGCAAAATGCTATATGAGTTGAATGTTGATGAGCTTAAAAAGCTATGTAAAAAGCTCCGAAGCATAGTTGCTAAAAAAGAAGGATATGATAAATCTAATTTAATTAACGGAATAAGTCTGAACTAATGGAGAGAGATTATAAAATTACAAACATAGAAATTTGCCGCCGTTGCCAGGGCGATGGTATTATAATAGATGAAGAAACGGGAAAAGAAACTATTTGCCCTGTTTGCAACGGTAACGGCATGGTGGTAGTTGAAAAAGATTTGCGAATCAGGATATTTCCAAAAACACCAAAGCCTTATGCAGGAAGCAGATAAAGAGTATATAAAAAACGTTGAAAAGCAACTTGATTCTTTTCATAAAAAGAAAACAGCCCTAATTCTATGGCTTAAAAAACATCCTTACAGCCATCCCGACTATGATTTGAAAAAGCGGGAATTAAATAATGTAGAATGGAAAATAAAACAATTAATTGAAAGAAAATCAATAAAAAAAAGCTATGACTACCAAGATTTTTAGAAATAAAAAAATAGTAAATGCGGAAATTAAAACGCTTTCGGATCTCATTGATAAGCGTGAAAAGTGGCTGAGAGATCCGAATAATAAAAATCGTAGTACCTATTCAGCCGTTAAGCTGGATACGCTCGAAATGCAGGAAAAAAAACATGCATTAATTGAAGAACTTAATAATTTGGAGGATTAATTTATGGAAACAAAATTTTTAGTTAAAGATATTGATTCCCGTGATGGAGATGTTGCACTACAGCTAAACAATTTCAGTAAAAGTGGCTGGGAATTGGTAGCAACATCTACCAAGATAAACAAAAACAATCTCTTAATAATTACGTGCATTTTTAAAATGGGCAGTAAAATGACTGTTTTAGATTTAAAAAAGCAGCTGAACAATTTTATCCTGGATAATAAAAAAGTGCTGGAAGATATACATTTTACAATGATGTATAGCGAAAAAAAACAGCAGGATAAAGAAATGGACAGGCTTTTTATGCAAACCAAAAAGGTAATTGTAAAAGCACAACAATGTATTGATATACTAAACGAAATTTGATATGGACAAAGCGACAATATTTTTAATAGCATTATTATTAATAATGGCCATAGCATTTATATTATTAATAATACAGTTGCATAAATTAAATGTTGAATTTATACAGCTTACCGAAAAGCAGCAAAAAGCATTGGAAGAGGTACACCAAAATGCTAAAAAGATACAAAAGAATATTGAGCACTTCCAAAAAAGAAAAGGATATGCGCAAAAAATAAAACAAATCAGTTATCAACTTTAAATTTTATCAAAAATGGGACATCAAAAATCAAATCAGGAGTTCTGGATTGACGAAAGTGGGAATAAGGTTCCTTATTCCAGGACCACCAAGACCGAAAGGTTAATGGAACGAACAGCAGCTAAACTATTGAAAGATGCAAAACAGCTGAACGAAAAGCTTAAACAGTATAAAGAAGCTTTTGCCGAAGCTTGTAACGCAGTTTATCAATCTTTTTTGCAAGAAAAAGAAATCTCTACAGACCGAAAAGGTAATTTTACATGGTATAATTTTGATCGAAGCATCAAAATTGAGCTTTCTATTAATGAACGAGTTACTTTCGATGACTTGCTAATTACTTCTGCACGTGAAAAACTAAATATGTTTTTAACAGATAATGTTTCCGGTAAAACCGAATTTATAAAAGAGATGGTAATTGATGCCTTTAAAACAAGTAAGGGACAACTCGATTCTAAGAAAATTATGAATCTATTAAAGTATAAAGGAAAGATAAAAGATAAATTATTCCAAAGTGCTATGGAAGATATTGAAAGTTCAATTCGCAGACCTTCATCTCGCAAATATTTCCGAATATCTGAACGCCAACCGGATGGCGAATATAAGGCAATTGATTTAAACTTTAGCAGCATTTAAAAATGGCACATAAGTACCGAAAAAACACCTTGTTAAAAATGATACGTGTTCAGGAAATTACCCTTGAACATACCAGAAAGGGTATCACCCAGGAGTGGGTTTTTCAGCATATCATTAAAGAAAAATTTTTTATTAACAGGAGTGCATATTATAAATATTTAGGTACTAACGCCAAAAAGCTGATTAAAAAGCAGTATCCCGAAGCACTTAATGAAACGTGAAAAGGTATATATAGCAGGCCCTGTCACCGGAATTGAAAGAAAAGCAGTGATAAACACTTTTACTACCTGGGAAAATTACTTGTTAACCCTGGGATACGAAGTGATAAACCCTGTTAAAATAGTGGAGACGGATACCGAGTGGCAGGAAGCAATGTATATATGCCTTTTTCATTTAGCGCAATGCGATAAAGCGCTGTTTATGCAAAACTGGATACACAGCAAAGGCGCTTCTATTGAAATGGAGTTTTGTATAAAAAATGGTATAACGCTGCTTTCGCGAGGATTAATTGAAAGCGCATATTTTAATAAAGTTTATAAAAAAATACTATGAATGATTTTTTAAACGCTCAAATTACAGAGCATTGTAGTTTAATTCGTAAAGGCTGCAAGCCGGCCAGCTTAATTCCATATCAGGAGAGGTACCACGAAGAGGTAACTGAAATAGTTAAGGATGCCGGTTTACTTTTCCATGCCACCGTAAACGATAATGGTTGGGCTAAAATTTATATTTTTAAAAATCCCATACTTCGTTATGTTATTAATGATTTGCCAAAAAAGCCAAAAACACCTGCCGACCACTTTTTATTAGGTTCTTTTTTTGGCTATGATGTAGATACTATCTGTCATTTTATCACAAAAAATATTATGAACTATGAATGAGTTAATTGACTTTTTGCAAGGGAATATAGCCAGTATAGAAAATGAAAATGAAGAAATACAGGAACGCATAGATATTGGCTTTTATACAGATGATAAATTTTGGTACACCCAAATGAGAGAAAATCGAGAGCTTATAAGGCAAATGCGTAAAGCAATAAAAATGTTTAAAACATTAGATTAAAATGCGAGAATACTTGTTTACATCCCGGCAGTTTACCGGTTATATGAAATTTGGCTACGACCAGGAAGGCGTGTTGGTAAAATTTGAAAACAATGCCGTGCTTTCCGATCTGCAACTTCGGTTTCTTTCGAATAACTTTCCTTTTGCCCAAAGCGATTTGCCCAAAATAGTAAACAAGGGCAAAATTGAAGAGTGTACCGACCTTACATTTGAACACTTCTGGAACGAGTATGGCCATAAAAAGGATAAGATAATGGCCGAGAAGTACTGGCGCAAAATGACCGATGCCGAAAAAGCAATAGCTATTGCTGGAATAAAAAGGTACCGGTATGATTGCAAAATGCATAACCGCGAAATGGTATATGCTATTCGTTATTTGCGAAATAAACGTTATATGGATGAATAAATATTTTAACAAACCGAATATGTTTAGTGCGGAGCGGAGCGGAGCATTGAACATGATTCGGAGTTAGCGGGAGTTTTGACAACCATAAAAATTACTATTATGCCGATAAAGCCCGAAAATAAGAAACTTTACCCGCCCAACTGGGATCAGATATCATATGATATCCGAACCAACAGGGCAAAGGGCCGTTGTGAAGTGTGTGGTGTAAAAAACCACAGCATTATTAAGCGAAACCCTGATGGCACCTTCCGGTATATAAACAGTGTTGACTGGGACATGATAAACGCCCGCATAAAGTGGAACTCTTCTAACCTGTCTGAAAGTTTGCGTTACCATGGCTTTGTTCGTGTAGTGCTAACCGTGGCACATTTAGACCACAACCCGGCAAACTGCGATTACAATAACCTGAAAGCTATGTGCCAGCGTTGCCATAACCGTTACGACAGACACCACCGGAACCAGACCCGCCGAAAAAGTAAATTAAAAGGGCAATTAACTATTAATTTTTAACTAATTTTAACTACCGTTTAAACCAATATTAATCTAAAATTAAGTGTTATGAAAAAGTTTTTTAAAGTATTAATGTATGTGATTTTAGGAATCATAGGATTGTTTATTATTCTTTTTATTGCTACCATTTCAGGTAACTCTGATTATGAACCTTTACCAGAAAAAGAACTATCTCAAGCAGAAAAGGATAGTATTGCTAAAATTGAATTAACTGAGAAAATTGATGAATTGGAGAAGCAAATTGAATACCAAGAGAATTATACTTGGGATGCTAATAATTTGTTGCATTATTATGAGCAAAATGAAGTGAAAGCTGATAATAACTTCAAAAACAAAAAAGTTTATATTAAAGGGAAAATACAAGATTTTGGCAAAGATGTAGTAAATAGGCCTTATATTACAATTGGGTTATATGATTATGTATCTTCTGTACAATGTGTATTTCCTGAAAATTCATCAAGTGTTATAGCTGAATTACAAAAAGGTCAAAATGTTGTTGTCAAGGGAGTATGTAAAGGCAAGCTTTTAAATGTGTTATTTGAAGATTGTGAGTTGATTAAAGATGTCCCTGAATTAAGAAAAGAATTAAGTAATTTGAAAAATCAGATTTAATAGTTATATTTGTCCTTGGATTACAGATTTAACACAAGGGCAAAATCCTTGAACAATGTTATTTAAAATAAAGCAAAGCTGCTATGGTGGTGCGATTCGAAAGATAGCACTGGTTCAACGCCCGACGTTAAACTGTAATCCACACCTAAGGCAGCTTTGCCCGTATTATTAACTTAAATTCTTTTAAAATGGATTACAAAAAGAATGAACAAAAAAACGGACTGGAGTTGTTTAATTACAACAACAGTTCAATTGCCTTCCGAACATCGGACGGTAAAGTAATGGTAAATGCCACGCAAATGGCTAGAAATTTTGGTAAGCAACCAAGTGATTGGACTAAGACTAAACAGGCAGGTGATTTACTTAAAGCGATGCAAATTAAACGTTCGGAAAATATTCCGAACGGTAAATTAATTGAAGTTGTACGTGGAGGTAATGCAAAATATCAAGGCACATGGATGCACGAAGATGTTGCCTTACTTTTTGCCCAGTGGCTAAGCCCTGAATTTTACCTGTGGTGTAACGACAGGGTTAAAGAAATGCTTTTAAAAGACAGCCAGCCTAAAGAAATTAGCCGGAATGCAACCGATTACCCCGAAAATACAGTAATAACTGTTAAAATGGGTAAACTCTCTAACCAAATTTACATCAAGGGCGGAGTTATTTATGCAAAATTTAGCACTATCGCTAAGGCTATGGGCTATGAAACACAACCTAATTATTATTTAAAACGCTGGGGTAATAATAACAGTTTAAAAGTTGCCATTGGCAAACACGAAGCATGGTTTATTAACTCCACAGCTTTCGACCAAATGGTAAAACTCCGCAACAATATTCCGTTTACTACTATTGCCACTATTTATAGAGATCTGTTTAATATCGAAAAGCAAACCGATGGCGATGAGAATCCTTATACTTACCAGTATACCGACCGTGAAATGCTGGATGTAATTACAGCTTTAAACCAAAAACCCGTGCACAAAGAAAAGGTAATGAGTCTTTTACTGGGTGGTAAGAAAGGAGGTTTGTTATGATAACTTTTAACGGAAAAAACGAGTATATTATTACAGCAAAAGGCGATACCAGCGAATATCTTGCTACAATGCGGGCTATTCTGAGATTGGTTGCCACTCGCGATGAAGATTATAATACCCGCGAGGCGGTTTATTTTGCATTAAATTTAGTGGACGAAATGCTCCCGGATGAACATCAGCTCGATGAGCTGAAAAAAATCTCGTTATAGATAAGAAAACCCTGACATTTATCGTCAGGGTTTTTTATTTATTGCATGGTTTCAATATCCGGCGGAGAAGGGATATCAGCTTTTGTTTTGGGTTCAAAATCTTTGGTGTAATCTTCCAATTCAACGTTATCCAGCTTCCCTTTGGTTAACGAATCATCAACTTTGTCTATAAAGCAGCGGTAGCTTACAATGTGATAACGAAAGTAAGGTGTTATGGCAGGCCTTTCGCCGGCATAGCTCAATCCTGATGTATTGTTTGCACGTAGATGGTTAAGTATATATTTACAGGTGGCAATCATGTTCAAATATTCAATATTTTCCGACAATCGGTCAGAAAAATTTTCCGTTCCGGCCCCGGGATATTGCAAAATATGAAAATCAAGTGTCAGCAAACTGGGTTCGTTGCTGTTTTGCTCGGTAATTTCCCAGCTTATGAAGATAGATGGAAAAAATATCTCAAATTCCTCCGGTCTGTCAGTTTGCCCGTAGTTAATATCAATTTGCTTAATGGCCGGCAACCCTTTGTCGGTAAAAACAGCTTTGTTGTTATTAAATGTTTCAACTATTTTTTTATAAATTGTTTCCATATTTTATCAAATTTCAAATTTACTAGTTTCAAATACCTTTTATTGCCCGCATTATTTCAGCAGTTATCAGCCTTTGTATTCGTTTTTCCAATATAGCTGAGCTGCCTATAAACTGTCGTTGCGGAATGTGCTGGTTAATAATCCTGGTAAAGCTTTCAACTTTATGTCCGTTGCGAGTATGCGCACGTACGCGTTGGCTTACTCGTCCGCGAAAACCTTCGTTATGTATCCGGGCATAAGGCACATCGGTTCCTATTTTGGCCATATCTTTATCTACATACGTAGTTCTTATGCTTCGGCGTAACCGGCCGCTTTTAACCAAAATTGCTCGTTGCGAACTTCGGCGGCTTTCGCTTTTTATTGGTTTCCTTTTTTTCCACGGGTGGGTGGCTGTATCAACCCAGTTTTGTTGTTTAAAGCGCTCTTTGCTAAAATTAACTGCTTCGGTAGCAGCGCGCCTGGGCAGG